GAACTTGCACAGCAAGAACAACATTACCGCAAGTTGTGATTTAATTTACGTTTTGCCTGAAATGCGGAAAGGCATGATTGGCTATAAGCTAATTCAGTTTGCTGAAGCTGACTTGAAAGATAAAGGTGTCAGTGTATTTAATATCAGCACTAGAGTAGATGCGCCATTTGATAGCTTAATGCAAAGAATGAAATATAATTTAGTAGAAAGATCATATTCTAAATATATAGGTTAATTATGGCTACAGCAGTATTCTCAGCAATAGCGACAGCAGTCGGCACTATATTAAGTGGTGGCAAGTTTATATTCAAATTTATGGGTACAACCTATACTGGCTTTCAAGCATTTGTCGGTTGGACTGCTACCTATGCTGTTTTAGGTGCTATATCGCAAGGATTATTCGGACAAGGCAAAAACGATACTAGAAATGGAATCAATTTTAATGTCCGTGATCCTGCGTCAACAAGAAAGATTATTTATGGAAAGTGTCGCATCGGTGGAACTATTGTTTTCTTCAACACTAGTGATACGGACAATCAATATCTGCACATGGTTATTGCTGTTGCTGGGCATGAGATCGAAAGTTTCGAGGAAGTATATTTTGGTGACGAAAAGGTATGGGAGAATGGTAGCTATCTAAATGATTGGGATGATCATTGTTTACTTAACTTCCATGACGGATCGCAAACTACAGCAGATAGCACGTTAGTCGCGGCTGGTACTGGATTCACATCAGATCACATTTTAAGAGATACTGCATACGTTTATGTTAGGCATGAATATGACGCAGAGAAGTATGTCGGTGGTGTTCCTAATGTATCGTTTGTAGTTAAAGGTAAAAAAGTATACGACCCTGCAACAGATACTACGGCTTGGTCTGATAATCCTGCTCTTATACTTCGAGACTATCTAACAGACACTACTTATGGTCTAGGAGAAGATGCTGCCAACATAGATACTACGGCACTAAATGCAGCTAAAGCTATATGTAATGAAAATATGGCAACTAGCGAGACTGATACACAAACAAAATACACTTGCAATGGTATATTAGATTCTGGTTCTAGTATAAAAGCTAATATAGAAAACATTCTTACAAGCATGATGGGTAGTCTGCATTGGTCAAATGGTAAGTTCTATATGCTTGCCCATAAATATGTAGCCCCTGTTGCCGATCAAGTTACAGAGGATATGATTGTTGCTCCGATTCAAGTGCTGACTAAAAGAAGCAGATCATCTTTATATAACACGGTTAAAGGTAACTTCATCTCTGAAGAGGCAAATTACATTGTTGCTGACTATCCTGCACAATCAATAGCATCTTATGTCACCAATGATGGTGAAGAGTTAGCCCTTGATTTAGGGTTGCCCATGACCACCGATAACTTTCGCGCCCAAAGAATTGCCTACTTAACCATGAAGAAGTCTAGGCTTCAAATGACTATCAAACTACAGCTAAATCTTAACGGTTTAAAGTACAAAGTAGGCGATAATATAGAGGTAGTTAATTCACGCTTTGGGTGGACATCTGCAAGTCCTAAAGTATTTGAGATAACTAACTTTCAATTAGTGCCTGACCCAGAAAGGGGTATAGTCGTTAATATCGATGCAGTTGAAAACGAAGATGTAGATGATTGGACAGGTGGCATTGTCTCTGACTTTGAACTGCCTGATGCACCAGATGTATATACAGGTACTACTGTAGTTGCGCCAACCAATTTGCAGGTATATACACTAGGTCAAACAGCAGGGAGAAAAGGCGGTAGCTATATTGAAGTCAAATGTATATGGGATGGAGTGCAAGAATCTGATGGCGCAGACCCTTATGAGCCGTATTTTAAGCATTATCTTATTGAGGTTACAGATTCTGGGCTTGGCTCTACTCGCCATCAAGTATACACTACGACTGAAAATGAACAAATTGTAAGAATATATCGCGCTTACCTAAAGCATAATCAAGATGCCCCAAACACAATAACATTAAAAGCAGTCAACACTCGTGACTATCGAAGTAATGCAGTAACTATTACAGACCTTACGCCAGACACCATTTTTCCTGAAGAGCCTATTCCTTTAGGTTTAACATTTGAGTCTACTACTGCTAATCCTGACAGCGAGCATTTAACTTCATTAGTTGTTGGCAGGGGCATTGAGATATACGATGGTCTAGAAATTTTATACATACAGGTAGATGCAGATGGTGACCCTGTAGACTCTGCTGAATATATTTTTGAGTCAGAAAACTTTACTGCGGTTACAACTTCTAACATTCTAGAATCTGAAATTAATAGTTCTGGTAATCCCGAATTGGTGTCAAACGGAACGTATGATGACACATCAGATTGGAATTTAGCTGGTAGTAATTTTTCTATTACAGGGGATGAACTCGTTGGAACGAATCTCACAGTTAATGATCACGCATATCAAACAATACAATCAGACTTTGTTGGGAATCATACTCTTACCTTTAATGTTGTCAGTATTTCTATCGGTGGTGGTGGTGTGTTCACTGTTAGAGTATTTGAGGGTCAAACTGTAATTTTAAATCAGCAAATAACATCTACAGGATTAAAGAGTTTTACTTTTGATAGTCAGAACAGAAACTTAACAATAGTATTTTCAGGCAGTAATTCGGATGCAACAATAGATAATGTTTCGTGCAAAACTACCTTGCCTGACGCAAAAACAACATACAGATTATACCTACCAGCATTTGTCACAAGTAATGTTACATTTACTCACACTGAATTAGATACAGATAAAGTAGGAGTGCCAGCAACAGGTGTAACAGAAATATATACTGGATTTACTGGAGACAACCTTGTAGATGCTAGTAGAAAATATGTTGACGTATCTCTCGTGCGGAGTTCTGCACAAGTTGGCTTTTCACAACTTAAAACTACAGTCACAGCATCATGGACAGAATCAGAGAGTTTTGGTGATGTTACTAAAGTGGCAACAGTTGATATTTTACTTACCGCTAGGGTGACCTAATGACTTGGACAAAGAAAAAAAGCAATGTATCAGGTGATCGAGTTATAGATTCATCTATCGGTTTCGCTAAGTTATCTGACGTAAAAGACGAAGATAACATGGTGTCTGACAGCGCAACACACTTGGCTACACAGCAGTCAATAAAAGCGTATGTAGATAACAAAGCAATAGAGTCTTATGCAGCTAATAATAATGTTACACAAAATCTAACTACATCAACGACAACTGTGTGGACAGAGTTTGACACGCCTGGATATTCTGAAGATAGACTACATACTGCTAAGTTTGAGTTTATGCTCACCAGTGGATCAAGCACTTTTAGGAATGATTCGTATTTTTATGTAACAGCCATCAATCCATCTGCACAGACAGCATATTCACTTGGAACTGCTACATACGAATCTGCGCCTGCTCAGTACGGAAGAATTATTAGCTTCAGTGGTGATATAACTGACAAGCTAACTGCTGGTGGATCAATAGGACTGAACCTAGACTCTTCAGGATATTTTGGCGATAGATCAGTTGAAAGTTACTATTACGACAATGGTGACGATAAGACATATCTGCGATATAACTCATATCCATCTGACATTGTTTCAAATGGTTCTCCAGTTGAAGTGTTTTTTGACCCTTTTCATTGGGCAACTAATGGAGCAACTGTATATTTAGAAACTTACAACTTAGAGTTGCCATATAGTTCACAGAATGGATTGTTTACTATTGAAACTAGACTAGGTTACTTTAGTGATGCTTTGACTTATAGATTACAAGCTAGAGAACTTAATTCTGGTGACAGTCTTACAGTGAATACATTAAGGCACACGCTTAAAACTAGGAAAATATAATGAAGATAGGCAAGTTTGTTGTTAATAGTGATGGTGTTGTAGAAGAAGCAGTTGAGTCTACATCCTATCAGAACTGGACAGAGGCAGAAACTGCTGCAATAGCTTTGCAAAGCGATACTTCTGATGATGATAGTGTTGTTGGAATCTTCTTGGCAGTAGAGACATCACCGACAACCTATGTTATTAAAAGCGAACTTAGTTCTTAGTAGAGATTGTGTCTGACTAAACGGCTTGATGATATAATTAGGCTACACACTTTGGAGAAATAAAATGACTGCTG